CCCAGCCTTGGATGCATATCTGTCAAAGCGTTACGGCGCAGACTTTGATGAATACGCTGCCAAGACTGCTAAACTTGTTCCGCTCATCTACTAAAGCGTTCACGGGCAGATCTTTGCCTCTCCATATCGCTTCAAAAAGGACCTTTCTAGGAAGGTGTAAATGCGACTGGTCAGATGCCAGATTCACGAAAGCAGCCATTGGCCGTATCAAGACCATAGGTTGCTTGTCCGCATATCGACGGTTTCTGGTTCGAATGCCGCGCGTCGAACGAACGTCGGCTTTCGGAAAGCTGCACCGCAGCACGTGATGGAACGTTCAAGGTCGGCTTTCGGCCGTTCGCGACGCCTACACCTCACATAGAAGCCAGTTCAAACGGCCTCACCAAGCCCCCACCAGATTTCCTGTTGACAGGTCTGCCCCTCTTGACTCATACCTTGATCATCGAAGTAGAGCGCCCGCAGGAACCCCGTCGCGGGCGTTTTCCTTTTCCGGACTCCGACAATTCAGATCAGACCCAGCCGCCCCGGTTTTCCCGGGCGCGTTTAGTCGGAGTCTGCATCCCCCATACATCGAGGATATTCATGGATTTGGTATTCGCGCCAAGCGAAATCGAGACCTGGCCGATCGAAAAACTCCGCCCCTACGCCCGCAATGCCAAAATGCACGGCGACGATCAGGTGGCCAAGATCGCGGCCAGCATGGCAAAGTTCGGCTGGACCGTGCCGTGCATGGTGGCGGATGATGGCGAACTAATCGCGGGGCATGGCCGGGTATTGGCCGCGACGATGCTGGGGCTATCGGAGGTACCGGTGATCCGTCTCGGTCATCTCGACGAGGCCGAGCGGCGCGCCTACCGGATCGCGGATAACAAGCTGACCGAGATGGGCGACTGGGACGAGGCGGTGCTGCGCGACGAGGTTGCCGGTTTGCTGGCCGATGATTTCGATCTCTCGCTGCTCGGCATCACAGATGAGGATCTGGATGCCCTGCTTCAGGACCCGAACGTTGGTGATGGCTCGATCGAGGGCGAAGATGATATCCCCGACGTCCCGGAAGACCCGATCAGCCGTCCGGGCGATCTGTGGCTGCTCGGCAAACACCGTCTGCTTTGCGGCGACGCCACCGTTGCCACCGATGTGGAGCGGGTGCTGAACGGCACGCAACCGCTGCTGATGGTGACCGATCCGCCCTACGGCGTGCAATACGACCCGGGCTGGCGCAACAAAACTGGCGCATCAACCACGAAGCGAACCGGCAAGGTGCTTAATGATGATCGCGCTGATTGGCGCGAGGCCTGGGCGCTGTTTCCGGGCGACGTCGCCTATGTCTGGCATGGCGCGCTGCACGCGACCACGGTCGCCGAGAGCCTCGAGGCGGCGGGCTTCAACGTCCGTTCGCAGATCATCTGGGCCAAGGACCGGCTGGTTCTGAGCCGCGGGGATTACCACTGGCAGCACGAACCCTGCTGGTATGCCGTCAAAAAGACCGGCAAGGGCCACTGGGCCGGGGATCGCAAGCAGACGACTCTGTGGCATATCTCGAACAAGGATCAGGATGCGGAAACCGTGCACGGCACCCAGAAGCCGGTCGAGTGCATGCGCCGCCCGATCCTGAACAATTCCAGCCCCGGCCAAGCGGTCTATGAACCGTTCATGGGCTCCGGCACCACGTTGATTGCGGCCGTGACCACCGGGCGGGTTTGCCTCGGGATCGAACTCAACCCGGTCTACGTCGATGTGGCCATAGAGCGCTGGCAGCAGTTTACGGGTGAAGAGGCGGTGCTGGAGGAGACCAGCGAGGCGTTCGCGGACCTGAAGGCCAAAAGGCAAGTGGCATGAAGCAATCCCGCACCATGTCGTTGATAGAAGCGGTCGCAAATGTGGTGGTCGGCTATGGCATCGCTGTGGCCACGCAAATACTGGTGCTCCCGGCCTTCGGATTGCACATGACGCTGGCACAGAACCTGAAGCTGGCAACGGCATTCACCTTCATCAGCATCACCAGATCGTTCGCATTGCGGCGGCTGTTCGAAGCGGCCAGGAACCGCAGGGCCAAACGCGAAACCGCCGTCCCAGCAGGACGGCGGCGTCAAAACCCGGTGATATTCAGGCGCGAATTTTGTAAATCCGACCGCGCTTGTCGATCTTCTCGGAGGTGACATCCAGCCCCAGCTTCTTCTTCAGCTCCCCGGAGATCGCGCCGCGTATCGTATGAGCCTGCCAGCCGGTGGCGGCAGTGATCTCAGCAATGCTCGCGCCGTCAGGCGCCTGAAGCATCGCTATCAGCCGGGCCTGTTTGGTGCCCACGCGCGGAGATTTTGGCCCGGCGGGTTGCTTTGGTTTCCTGGGCGCCTTGCGACCCCGAGCCCTGGTTTTTGCCGCCGCCGGTTTGAGCCCGATGGCAGCCAGTCCGGCCGTGGTCACCACCAGCGTGGTGCCATGACCATCGCCGGTTTCGCGCCAGAGCGGCACATCTTTGCGGATATCGGCGTCGACCTCTTCGAGGAATCCGCGCCCGGTCAGCATGGAGACCACTTTTTTGGCGGCGGCTCCATGCAGTCCCTTGGGCAGCGGCATTGCGAGATAGCCGGCGCGCTGGGCACCGACGGTGAGGATGCGGGTCTGGGTTTGGGTGAGATCAGCCATTTTGAGCCTCCATTTCCCGGGAGCGCAAACACGCGCCCTTGTACCGCCTGAAGCCCCGCATGCTGCGGGGCTGGCGGAAAGGTGGGTGGCTATTCGGCGTATTCGCCTTCGCCAAACGCGCTGTCGCTGATCTCGCGCAACTGGCTCGCGGTGTGGTCCAGGGTGGCAACATCGCCCCAGTTGATCTCGTCGGGGTTGGCGTTGAAATGCTCATCGCTGAGGCCCTTCAGGCGTTCGAGCATGATGTCGATCTCTGCCTTGGCCGTCATGAAGGCGGCAAGGGCCCTGGAATTGTCTCTGGCGGGTTGGCTGGTCATGGTTTCGTCTCCGGTTGGTGTGTCGTTCTGGTGTAATCAGAATCGCTCTGTTCGGGTTCTTAATCAACTGAATAACAAGCAATATCATTGCTTTAGGAATGCGGCGGAACGATCATGGAGGGTATGAGCGAGCGCGAGTATTCGACCCATTCCGGCCTGTCGCGCGGGGCCATCCAAAAGGCCAAGCAGAACGGGCGGATGGTGCAGTTCACAGATGGCTCGATCAATGCCGCCGCCTCTGATGCACGGCGGGCTGACATGACCGACCCGGATCAGCAACGCCGGTCCATTGGCAGCGAAAGCAACATTTCCAGCCCCGCCGACAGCACGTCGTACCTAAAGGCGCGCACCGCCCTGACGGTCTATCAGGCGCAGGAACGCCAGCTGGCAATCCAGAAGAAAAAGGGCACGCTGGTCGATCGCGCCCTCGCCGAAACCCTGGTGTTCCGGCTGGCGCGTCAGGAGCGCGATGTCTGGGTGACATGGCCCGCCCGAGTTGCGGCGCTGATGGCGGCGCAGGTGGCAGCAGAAGTGGAAACGGCAACGGGAGCACCGGTGGCAATCGAGACCGCGATTATCCAGAGGGTGCTGGAAGCCCATGTCCGCGAACAACTCGACGCCCTCGCCGATCTCCGGGTCTCGCTTGGATGAGGAGGAATTCGCTTCAGGTTTAGACTTCGGTTTTGACGGCGCCGAGGACGTCCTGCGCGCTTGGCGTCGGGGGATGCGGCCTGACCCGGACCTGACGGTATCGGAATGGGCGGATCAACACCGCTGGCTGTCGTCGCGGGCTTCGGCTGAACCCGGGCGCTACCGCACGGCGCGCACGCCATATTTACGCGATATCATGGATGCACTGTCGCCCAGACATCCGGCGCAGCGGATCAGTTTCATGAAAGCGGCACAGGTCGGCGCAACGGAGGCGGGCAACAACTGGATCGGCTTCGTGATCCATCACGCACCGGGACCAATGCTGGCGGTGCTGCCCACTGTGGAAATGGCCAAACGCTCTTCGCGCGGGCGGCTTGACCCGCTGATCGAGGAAAGTGCCGCCCTGAGTGAACGGGTCAAACCGGCGCGATCGCGCGATGCAGGTAATTCGATGCTGTCCAAGGAATTCCCCGGCGGCATTCTGGTGCTGACCGGAGCGAACAGCGCCACCGGCCTGCGCTCGATGCCAGCGCGCTACATCTTTCTGGATGAGGTCGATGCCTATCCGGCGTCGGCGGACGAGGAAGGCGATCCGGTCACCCTGGCGGAAGCGCGCACCACGACCTTCGCGCACCGGCGCAAGGTGTTCATGGTTTCCACCCCGACGATCAGGGGGCTGAGCCGGATCGAGCGGGAATACGAGGCGTCGGACCAGCGCCGGTATTTCGTGCCGTGCCCGCATTGCGGCCATATGCAGTGGCTGGAGTTTGAACGCCTGCGCTGGGCGAAGGGTGAGCCGGGAACGGCGACGTATCATTGTGCCGGTTGCGAAGCGCCGATCGCCGAGCACCACAAGACGGCGATGCTGGCAGCGGGGGAATGGCGGGCAACGGCCAAATCACAGGACCCGCATTCGATCGGCTTTCATATCTCGGCGCTCTATTCGCCAATCGGCTGGAAAAGCTGGGAGCAGATCGCGCGGGACTGGCTGGCGGCACAGGGTTCCGAGGACATGCTGCGCGCGGCGCGCAATACGTTGCTGGGCGAGACATGGGTTGAGTCGGGCGAAGCGCCGGAATGGCAGCGGCTGGCGGAGCGGCGGGAACCATTCGGCGAAGTCCAAATCCCCGAAGGAGGGTTGTTCCTGACCGCCGGGGTTGATGTGCAGAAGGACCGCATCGAAGTCGATGTCTGGGCCTGGGGTCGCGGGTTGGAAAGCTGGCTCGTCGATCACATCGTCATTGCCGGTGGGCCGGATCATGCGCAAGCCTGGGATCAACTGACCGCATTGCTTGGCAAAACCTGGCAGCACGCAAACGGTGCGGTGATGACGATCGCCAGGCTGGCGATCGATTCCGGCTATGAGGCGGCTGCCGTCTATGGCTGGGCGAGGATGGCGACCGAGGCAC